CTCTCTACAATACAACTAACAATCACGGTATGTCAAGCTTTCTAGCTCATATTCTGATGAAGTCTCACTCGACCTTACGACCCCTCCTCTCCATGATTGATAGTTGGTATTGCGTCGCCAGGTGGCGACGCGATGCGCATCATTATGGCTCCATTATCACAACCGTCTTTTTTGTGATATTCTCCCTTGTGTATAGTTCATTGATCGCGCATTGTTGTATTGGAGGTTGTGCGGTAATTTCTTATGGCGTTTGTTTTCTGTTGGCGCGCGACGAGGATGGATATTGTTTTGAGAATAGTGTCGGGTTCACTAGATTGCCGCCGTTCGTTAGTAAGGGGCAGCTCCTAGCCGAGTTCCCGCTAGCAGGGAGTATGCCGGTTGTCGAGGTAGGTGGTATGCTGCATTATTCACCAGGGGCGCACCGACGCTTGTCGCAGTATGCTGATGGCGTGTTGCTGGGGGCTAATCCGCAGCGGCAAGCCTTCGAAGACCTAGCCAATTATGCGCGCGATATATCCAGTCGAATGCCGGTCTCTGGGCAGTTGAATGGTCAATTGAGTAGGTATGTTGGGTCCACTGCGCTGGAGCTGCCAATTTTCCCTAGGAGGCCTAACCTCCACGCCTTGCACGCTCATCGCAGAATTCGAGGGGATGAAGAAGAGTTCTACGGTCACGCCATCACTCGACCAATGAATACAGTCTCGGCTTTGGAGGCTTCAAAGGTGTTGCTTTCTGGTATGGAGGTTCTGGGGTCTACTGAGGAGCGCGCTGCTGTTGCGCTTGATGCTTTCTTTGAGGGCATAGCTACTTCAGTGCCACCGTCATCTCCACAGTATCACCGGTTGTTGGCCTTGATAGGACCAATGAGGTACTCGCCCCGCATAGAAGAACATAGGGCAGCTGGTACCATACGACGGGCTGCATTGAATCATGCTATTACCACGTTGCAGGGTGCAATTGTTGGTCTTATCTCACCTAGCAAGGCGGAGATGCATGCCTTCCCCAATGCTGCAATTTGGGAGTACACTGACGCTTTGGATGCGTCCAGGCGCACGAAGCATTGTGCTCAGTGCAAGTTGCCTACCTGCAAAGTCCGTGATGATGCAGCAAAGGCCGGGAGGGTTTTGCGGTCCAACGATTGGCAACGCGCCGCGGGCCATTTTAAACGATTTGATGTCAGCTCACTGCTGATGATCAACATTGAGCCCAACATAGATGCACGCACAATTGTCCAGCTCATGGTGAAGGCGGAAGTTTACAATGCTCTATCGCAGTTTTCCATAGACTGGCGAGCGTTGATGGGTCGCAAAGTCTATGATTCTTTGACTGAGATGACTACAGAGTTGGCGTTTGGCAAGGTCGTTTCTTCTTTCCACGATGGCGGTGATTATGTGCAAGACTTGCAGAAAGTACGGCAGCTTTTCGCTCCAACGTTTGCTGCAGGCCATTCGTTGCGGCGAACAATCATCTTTGGTGACCATGCGTCACAGTACCACAACTTGACCCTTAGTGCTGGCGGTTGGGCGACAAGGTGTCTGCCGTCCTATGAACATTACTATTTCATTCGCTTGATCATGCCCGACATGACTCGCCCTGTTGTGCTCGTAGAAAAGAAAGGGTTTGACAGGGTGATGGCTACTTACAGGACTCAGGCGATCAAGGACAAAATGGTCGCTCGCATTGTCTTGCGGCAGTCAGTCGTGACGTATTCCATTTCGGGCACTCAAGTCACCCCGCGGATAACTCTGTCAGAGACGGAAGCGCAAGCGCTCGGCACTTGGATAGAGGTGTATTCCGAGGTCCAGGATGCGCTGGCTGAAAACCATGCAGAGGAGTTGAGGCCAAAGACTACTACCGAAACGGTGCGAAAGTCAATCTATTCATCCGTGGCTTCCACATTAGCTGCCACCACGACTGGGACTATGGCGCTGGGCGCCATGTCTAGCATGGAGGCGCTGATGCGCATTTACCGCACGGATATTGGCCAGATGACGCTAGATCAAATGTCGGAACGTGCCATGGAGGAACATTTCGGCGCGAAAATCGAGCCTGCGTCTTTGGTAAACGTAGTGGTCAGCGCATGGTCCACGTTGTTTGGCTGGGTGACTACGCCACGTAAGTGGCAACAGGCAATAGAGCATGGCTTTCGTGAGTCTTGGGCCATATCTTTTTCTTATGCCGATGTGGTTGGCGTGGCTGTCATGCTAGGGATGAGGTATTCAATCGATGCCACCAGGGTATTGGTTGACTGCACGATCACTGTGGCAAGGATCACAGGGAAGCAAGAGGCTGTGAAGAAAATAACAGCTTTCCTTGACTACCTGGACTGGTCAAACCAAAAAATGTCAAAGTTCTGGGTGGCCGTACAAGATGCGCAAGATCTAGATTTCCAAGCAGCGGCAATTGACATAGTGGAAACTTTCTTTAACGTATTCAGCGTGGATCATGCTGTCGATTTACAGAGGTTTCGCGAGAAGAACTTGCTCCCTGAGGAGCAAATTTCGGAGTTGGAGTTGAACGCTGCTTTGCCATACTCGGACTTCTTGTCCGAGGTTAAGTTGTTTCTTGGCAAGTTCAACTCTCATGTCCGCAGGGGCGCTGCGGCATCTGTGCTTCTCAGTGCCTTTCACCATGACTGCCGGCAAGCGAGTGCAATGCAGAAGAGTAAAATGATACACTTGTTGAAGAAAGAGCTAGCCAACATCGAACCCGAAAGCTTCAAGGGCCTGCAGTTCGCTTTGGGCGGGGTGCCTGATCTCATCCCAATACCATTAAGACCCATAGACAACCAAGATATCCGGGAGTGCTTCAAGTTGGGGAAGATTTCTCTACCTTCACCGAATGGTGAGTGTCGTTTGCACAGGCTTACACAAGCTAATGGGGAGTATGATTTTTCACCGATACATAAGTTGATGGACTTGCAACATGGCGCAACGGTCAATGCTGAAAATCTTGCTGGACCAAACTACATCTCGCCAGACTCTCGAGGTGCACAAATACAACACGCGCTCATAGAAGCTGTTGTTGCTGCCGACCTTGGGGCTAGATTGTGCAATGATGCTGCCATGGTGCCTTGGTATCAAGCTCAGCTTGCGGCGCCAGGGATAGACTACGTGGCTGATGTGTTGCGGAAGTCTGAGTCTCTTTTCACGCAACCATCAGTCAAGAACTGGCTTGCACATATCACGGGGCTTGCGATGGGTGGAAAGTCCAAGGTTCCGCGCACTTGGATATCTGTCAATGACTTGGTAGTTGTCCCAACGCGAGAACTCAAAGAGGAGTGGCAAGCCAATCTCGGCAAACTCGAGCCTTTGCGGAGGGCTACTGTTGTCACGCAACATGAGGCCTTGGTGACGAAATATGCTTCGCGTTATGTCATCATAGATGAATGCTACGCTTTTGACCCTGAGCATCTACAGGCTATTGCCAACAGGCATTCACGTAGCAAGGGCGTCATCACTATCGGTGACAGGCGGCAAATATCTAACGTGTTTTCCCCCACTCAATTAAAACTCATTGCTTCCGATGCGCCATGCGTCATGATCACTCCTACAACGTTTGTGGGTTGGGATGCAGCGGTTACCTATCTGCATAGCACTGTGACTGACACTTTTGTGGAGGATCTATTTTGTGGTTCTGAGGACCCGGAGGCGCTGTGTTACACATTGACGGCTGATGATACTTTGTTGCCCGGCGAGGGCGACGTGGCCATGCAAGGTACTCAAATTGGGAAAGAAATGGTGTTGCAACGCGGCGTCAAGGCAGCCACAGTGCACGAGTGTCAAGGACGTCGTTCTGAATATTCGGTCATTCATGGGCTTGGAAGGGCGTTGGGGGGCGATTTGCGCTGGCTAGGCCAAGCAGAACAGTCAGCACACTGCGCCGTCGGATTCACCCGGGCACGGAAGAAGACGATCTTCGTGGTGGAAGGCGTGTCTGTGTTGACGAATTTCCGATGGTTTGACGACACCTCAGTCAATGGTAAGTTGCCAGACACGGTAATCATGGGCGGCACCTCTTGGGATTTTTGCGAGGTACGCGCTGAGAGCGAATCAACATGGCACCACATACATGAACCGAACATTGTTGAGTCAAGTCTGGTCGAGCAACCATTGACAGATCCAGTTACTGTGGCTACTGTCTTCACTGATAGCGGTGAGCCTTTGTCAACTTCTGAGATTCGAACTAACGTGGAGTTGGTATCTGGTGTCAGCTTCCGTGACGAAGGCATCGCGCATTCTGACATGTTCGACAATTACACGTTTCAACCTCGTGATGTCCCTGGCGCGGACCAAGTTCAGGCCTTGACTCGTAGCGTGCCGGACGTTCGCACCCGCCCTCAAGATTTCGTTGATGCCGAGGTTATCGTCCAATGGCTGTTTGAGGAGGTGATTGACAAGAAGTTGTTCTTCGCACACATCAACAACTCACGTAGGGCTGCGATTCATAGGCAAACGCGTCAACAAGCCATTGATGGGTCGTATGCCAATTACGAAACAGCAGCGTCAACTTTGTCTTTCGCTTTCCTAAAGCCTGAGTTTGCCAAGAAGCCCTCTGAAATGCGCGATGGTCCTTCAGAACTCAAGGCTCAGGGTGTGGTGTCTGCGAGTGATTTGCAACAGGCTATCTTCGCCGATACATGCGACGCCTTGACACACGCTTGGGCCAGGGCGATGCAACCCGGAAAGCTCTCTCCTGTTGGTCTTCGTGAGGAAGAGGTGGAGGACTTTCTTGCAACATTCGAATCTTCTGTTGAATTGGATATTGAGAAGCAGGATTCATCTCACCGCCCAGTACATATCATTGTGGCATCAATCTTCTTGGAGATGGCTGCTGACAAGCAAGGCCTTGGGGCACTGGCAAAGGAGATTCGAGACGAGAGACGTGTCAGAATGATGGGCTCTCCTTTCAAGTTCGTCCTCAACAAGGCACTTGCTTCCGGTGACCCTTGGACTTTGATCATCAACAAAATTATGGCCTTTAGTTCTCTAATCAGCGTCGCAAGGCTCAAAGACGTACGAATTTGCCAAAGCGGGGATGACGTGACAATGGACCGTACTCCAGAATGGCGAGGCAAAGGCCTTGGGGACCAGAGCAAGGCTAATGCGGGCCTCACGTGGAAAATGGAGGAAAGATCACAAAGGAAGGATGGAGTCACTTTCATCAGCCGTGCTGTGTTGCCACATAGGACTGTGGTATACAAGGCATTGCGCACCATCTTGAAGTATGCACATCGAAAGCGAAACCAAATACAACATGCTGGGATTGCTGCAGATGCTCGCCGCATAGAGGCACTGGCCGCACGTCATGGCTTACAGGCCTACTGCGAGGCACGCTGTCAAGTGTGGGGTGGCGACCCTGTGGTTGTCTTTGACTTGTGGACTAGAGCACTCGCAGTGGCGCGAGCTGAATTTAGTACTTTGCCTGATGCACTGCGTTCCGAAGAACCTAGACAATACACTGTGCGCGAGCGCAACGGTGGTTGCTTCGGTTATGCACTGGCAAATTGTGTCAAGACAAATGTTGCTGCCATCAATGCAATAGCTTCATATCGCGGTCCGGTGAATAGAACCACGGCGTTGAAGGTGTGTCGTGAGAACCAGGTACCTCTCATTATCATGAATGAACGGTTTGCGCAGCGTTCACGCAAACGACTAATAGACCAGATGGATCGGAGAAGGATTTCAAGATCCTTCGTGGTTGTGTATGAAGATCATGCAGTGGCTGTGGTACCAAACACATTGACACTTCATGGAGCGTTTGGGAAGCGCACAATCACTTGGAAAAACACATTCTCCAAAGATGTTGAGATTACAGATTTTGAATAGTGTAGGTTACACTAACATGTTGCGATGTTACGCTCATTAACTCTAGCTATCGAGTCAAAATTTAGCCGTCTTATTGTACGAGACCAAATACACAGCCTCTGAGTAGGAATGCAGCGAAACCAACGGAATATCGAAAGATAAGTTGCGTGGCATGAGCAGCACTGCATTAGTCCAAAAACCAACCGATAAGGTCACTCAAGCTTTTCTATAGGTTAGTCGCTATGCGGCGAGACATGGTCGGCCAATCGGAAGCAATTCCCACTGGCATCGCGAAGCTGAGAAATCAGTGAGGCGAGGCGACAATCTTTCCAAACCTCATTTCTGGAAAGTTGTTCGGCCCGAGAGGACGGATGCGCATGTCGGTCTATTATCGGCTTTAAATAGCAATAGGCTTAAGGAGCAAACACCCCACTTTTATGCTGGTTTGGTACCCAACACGCGAACTCCATCGCGAGTGGTCTGCTTACTACAACTCAGTACCGTTGATATGTCCAACGAGAGCATTGCACACACAATCAGAAACATCCTTGAACAGTGTAACTCAACGACTATTTCAATTGGCCATACTGAAGGTCATTTTCTTTCTTCCAAACAATTTGCAGTGCTTGAAGAGTGTGCTGACACGTTGGAGAGTCTTGAATCTGTGGCCGGAATTGACACACCATCCTCAAGTGCCATAACTCAGGCAACCACTGAAGAGGACGGCATCAGAGCCAGACGCCTGCAGCTTGCACGTGAAATCAAGCAGAAACAAATTCAACTCACTGCTGCTACACCTGGCGATCGCTCGCAAATCAATCTCGAGATCGGCAAGCTTTTGTCGGAACGGTCAAAATTGGATAAATTAATCAAGCAGCTTGATTCGGCGACAATTGTTTGAGATGCCTTCGCTTACATCCACCCGTCTCATTGCTGAATACGGTTCTGATCAGGATTACAAGTTTGCAGGCGCAGTTCAAGTGAAGACTGCTACAACTTTGACCACCACATTTGGCGCAGTGATGCGTTATGAACCTTGGACCAATGCGGGGGCGAAAGAATTGCTTAAGCATCACCCAATTGGCGTTTGGAAGGAACTTTCCGTGCG